CAAAGTGTTATAGACACAAATACAGCAGGATATATTACAGATTACACAGTTACACAAGCAGACGTAACCCAACATCAATCAGCATTGTCGATTACACAATCACAAATTTCAGATTTAGACCATTACAATTCAACAGATTTTTCAACAGACTTTGCAACTAAATCAACAACAGATTTAAGCGAAGGAACCAATTTATATTATACAGATGCACGTGCAGACGCAAGGGCACAATTAAAGATTGATGCACTAGTAGATTCAGCACCCGGCACATTAGATACCTTAAACGAATTAGCGGCGGCACTAGGTGACGATGCAAACTTTTCAACAACAGTTACAAATAGTATTGCTACAAAATTAGCAAGTGCAGATTTCGACTCTACATTTGATACACGATTAGCAACAAAAGATACAAACGATATTAGCGAAGGTTCATCTAATCTTTATTATACCGACGCAAGATTTAATACAGCGTTTTCTGGTAAATCAACAACTGACTTATCAGAAGGCACAAACTTATATTACACAGATGCACGTTTTGACACAAGACTTGCAACAAAAGACACAGGTGATTTAACTGAAGGCTCAAATCTATATTACACAGATGCAAGAGCAAGAAGCGCCATATCACTAAGTTCATCAAACACAAACGAATTGTCATACGATAGTTCAACAGGTGTTATCACATACACAAGCCCATCAACAGTAGCGGCATCAGGACAAATAGTATTTGATGTTAGAAACGCATCAGGTGTTGATATTGCAAGAGGTGATGCTGTTTATATTTCAGGTCATAGTGGTAGTAAAATCTTGGTTGCAAAAGCAGATGCAAACGTGGCATCAACAATGCCAGCAATCGGTCTAGCAAACTCAGCCATGAGCAACAATTCAGATGGTTCAGTTTTAGTTGGTGGTGAAATGACTTCACTAGATACAAGTGCATTCTCAGTGGGTGATGTTCTTTACGTATCAGAAACATCAGGTGAACTAACAGCAACAAGACCAACTGCATCAACAACAAAAATTCAAAACATTGGTAAAGTAGCAAGAAGCGACAATCAAAACGGTATTATTATCGTTGTGGGTTCTGGTCGTGCAAACGATGTTCCAAACTTATCATCAGGTCATGTATTCATTGGTGATGGTGCAGGTTATGAAACAAGAGCGTTAGATACAGATGATGTTGCAGAAGCAGGAAACTTATATTACACAGACGCAAGATTTAATACAGCTTTCTCAGGTAAATCAACAACAGACTTATCAGAAGGAACAAATCAATACTTTACAAATGCAAGAGCCATTTCAGCAGTAGAAGGCGAAAGCACTGTAGACTTAACAGGTGCACTAACAGTAGATGGTCAAATCTCTACAGATAGTGTTGTAAAAGTAAATGATGGTTTTGTATTAACAAGTTTTAATCCATATGGTGTAGGCAACAACATGCCAACAACACTTATGGGTGTTGGTCAAGAAGAAGGCTGGGCGGCAATGAATATTCGCTCACGTGGAGAACATGATTTTGGTTTAGGCGCTCCTTACAATCTAGCACCAAGAGGTTTATTAAATCTACAATCAGGTCGTTTAGATGGTTCAGACAATGATACTGGATTATCAAATAATGATAGCTTTGGTGCTGTTCTTTGGTCGCCATATTCATCATACAGAACTGGTGTAGAATGGCTAACACCGTCAGCAAGTATTTACGGTATAGCTACACAAGACCATTCAGAAAGCAATGGCTTTGGAACAAAACTTGAGTTTTCAACAACAGAAAATGATAGTAAAGCAGGCGCGGCAGATTTAGCACACACAAATAAAAGTATTGTATTTCAAGGCACAACCATTACAACAAGTGATACCTTAAAGATTGATGATGACTTACAAGTAACAGGCAATATCGGTAATAACGGTTCGGCAGTAGATTTTGATGACAATATAAAAATTACAGGCAATGTATCTACAAAGACAACTACTATTGGTGACTTTGATAGTAGTGGTTCTCCAGCTTATGCGTTCTCTGGTATTCAGCTTGATGCAGGTGATACAGCATGGCCTACAGTTGTATTCAAAGAATATGCAGGCACAGATGGCGGTGGTAATAAACCAGTCAATCTATTTACAAACCCGGGATTTGAAACAGAAGTATTTGGAGGAACACCAAGTAGTCCAGCGGCTCTGGGTGCAAGTAAAAGAATATTAGCTGTTAATGGTAATGCGGCAAATGGTGCAACACTACCAGGATTAGCAAACATTCGTTTCTTAGGACAAACAGTTGGAGTTCAATCTGGATCTAACAGAGGGTCGGAGTTTATTTTTCAAACGACACCAGAAAATAGCACAACAATCAGAGAGACACTAAAACTTATCAATGGTAACATCGTGCAGATTGGTGAAAGCGGTTATGACAGTGGTCATGCTATTATCAGAGCAAATGGTGGTGATGTTAAAATAGATGACAATTTACAAGTCAATGACAACTTAACTGTAAGCGACAACTTAACTGTAAATGGTAATACTGTATTAGGTAATGATACATCAATAGATACCGTAACAGTAAACGCAAAATTAACTACAAACGCAGGTCTAGTTTTAACAAGCATGGATACAGCAACAGCAAACTATTTGGCAGGCTTAGGTGCAATCGATGAAGGATCTATAATTTACTGCACAGATGGTGACTCAGGAAATAAGGCACTTGCGGTATATGACGGGTCTAATTGGAAACGTGTATCACTAGGCGCAAACATCAGTAGTTCATAATGGAGAAATCAATGAAATCACATGCACAAACACATGCACTTGAACAAGCAAAAATCATTGGTAAAAGCCAGATTGAACAAGATGTAGAAATACAAATTATTAAAAAAGATATTGCAACTATACGAGATAATCACCTAGTTCATTTACAACAGGATGTTCGTAGAGTTGAAAATAAAGTAGATAAAATAGACATGAGAATATGGGGTATCCTAATTCTTATTGTTGCATCTACGGTAGGCACTGTTTTAGCAGGACTATTTACGTAACCAACGGTAAAATGGGAGACAACGGATGGCAAAAGAAAAGAAGATGGGTCGTCCCGTCAAAGAGATTGACGAAGACCTATTATATAAACTAGCACAGATACATTGCACCATGAAAGAAATGGTAGACATTATCGGTGTTAGTGAAGACACGTTAAAACGCAGATATGCGGGACTTATAGACAAAGGGAAAGCAGAAGGCAAAATGCGTCTAAGAAGAAAACAAATAGAAGTAGCTATGCAAGGAAATCCAGCACTTTTAATCTTTTTAGGTAAGTCTATGTTAGGACAAAGCGAAACGCCTGTTGCAGAACAAGATAAAATACTCCCTTGGTCAGACGATGCCACTGAATAAAGCACAACAGGCAGTTGCTAGTTCAGATGCACGTTTTAGAGTATTCGTTGCCGGGAGAAGATGTGGGAAAACCTTCTTTGCTATCAGAGAGTTGGCTAGATTTGCAAGACACCCAAACCGAACAGTTTGGTATGTTGCACCAACTTACTCTCAGGCTAAGAATATTGTATGGGAAGAATTACAAAGTAAAATGACAAAACTAGGATGGGCAGATAAAATCAATCAGAACGAACTAAGCATTCGTTTAATTAATGGTAGTAAAATATCATTAAAGGGTAGTGACCGTTATGATACCTTGCGTGGTGCAGGTGTAGACATGCTAGTTTTAGATGAGTTCGCAGATATGAAAAGAGAGGCATGGGAAGCAGTTCTAAGACCAACACTATCTGCACAAACACCACCTGGTCATGCTCTATTCTGTGGAACACCCAAGGGTTTTAACCATTTTAAAGACTTGTATGATTTAGGACAAACAGATGATAAAGATTGGGCGTCATTTCAATTTACATCAATGGATGGCGGACAAATACCCGAAGATGAAATAGAACGTGCAAAAGCAGATATGGACAAAAGACAGTTTGAACAAGAATATCTAGCCAGCTTTATTAACTTTACTGGACAGATTTATTACAACTTTGATAGAACAAAACACGTAGCAAAACAAGAATTCGTAAAAGATGCACCAATACACATCGGGATTGATTTTAACATTGACCCAATGTCAGCAAGTGTGTGTCAAATAGTAAATGGTAAATTACACCAGTTTGATGAGATTTCAATATACGGTTCTAATACAGAAGAATTAGCACAAGAAATTATGAACCGTTATGACAAAACAAAAGTTATTTGTTACCCTGACCCTGCAGGAAATCAGCGTAAAACCTCAGCTACAGGAAAAACAGATATTACTATTCTACAACAATACTTTAAAGTAGAAGCAAAAAGAAAGCATGACGCAGTAAGAGATAGAATAAATGCAGTAAATAGTCTTATGGAAAGTGCAGACGGCACAATAAGATATTCAATAGACCCAAA